AGAAGGCCAAGTCCCTGCTGGCTGCCGAGCCGCTCAAGGACGTCACGGATGCCCTGCAGGCGTTGCCCGCAGACATCTCCAAGAAGTACCAGCGCAAGGCACTCAAGAAGGCTGCCGAGCCTGGCCTGCAGTCGCTGCGTCGCAATGTGGCCTCGCTAGGCGAAGTCACCGGCAACCTGCTGGCGGCTGTCACTAGCGTGAGTCGGGAGTACACGAACAACAAGCGGGGCATCCCGGTCGGTGTGGTGGTGGTCGGCTTCCGCCGGCCTACCAACGCCAAGAGCCAAAAGATGGCCACGCCTGCCTTTACGGGCGGCAGCGTGCTGAAAGGGCCGAACCGGGCGTACCACTCTCACCTCGTCGAGTACGGCACCCAGCGACGCACTCCCGGCCGCACTCGTCGCACGAAGCGCCGCCGGGTGATCCTAGGCGGCCGAATCCGCACGCTTGCCCAGACGGTGAAGGAAGCCCCGGCCAACAGCCGTGGCATCCTGTCGTCATTCAAGACTCGCGGGCCGTTCTTCCAAAACGGAGTCCGCCGCTATCCGGTGGACTTTATCGCCCGCGGCAGCGTCGGCCCCTCGCCAGCCCGCAGGCCGCTCCAGAAGGCCCTAGATTCGTCTCGGTCGCAGATGCAGTCGGTACTCGACACGGAGATGCGAAAGGCCCTGCAAAAGGCCATTCGGCAGTTCCAGAAGGAAAACGGCGGCACAGGAGGCATCTGATGCTCAAGTCCCCAGAGCAGGTCGTCAAGCACTGCATCGAGACCAGCCCGCAGTTGGCCCGCCTGCTGGGGTTTCGGGTCTACCCAATCGTGGCCCCGGTATCGGCGGCCCTGCCATTTGTGGTCTACCAGCGGTCGGTCATTGAGCGAAACCAGACGCTTGCCATGCCCGTTGGTGTGCCACGGGTTTCTGTGCAGGTCGACACCTACGGCACCACCTATGAATCCGCCCGCGAGATCGCTGACGCTTTGCGGGAGAATCTGGATGGGTGGAACGGTTCTGTGTACGGTGTAGATGTGAAGCACGTGGCCCTCGAAAGCGAGCGGGACGGCTTCGTCCAACTGGACGGCAGCGAGCTGCCGCCGGTGTATCAGATCACGCAGGTTTTTGACGTTTCCTGGCAGGAGACCTAAAGCACATGGCCATGTACGCAACTGGCGTTGGTTTCTCGTTCGGCGGCACCACCTACACTGTCACCAGCATCACCTACTCGCTGGGCGAGACGGGCGGCGGAACCGACCTGATCGACGCCAGCCACCTGGGCCTCACCACTGGCGCTAGCGTGGTCTCGCTCTCGCGGCCGCTGACCGGCACGCCTGGCGGCGACACTGGCAAGACCGTGAGCATTGAGTTTATCGGCAATGCCCCGATCGCTCAGAACGCCACGGGAACGCTGTCGATCACTGGCCCGGTGTCTGTTTCTGCCACGGCGACGTGCCAGAGCTCGAGCGTCACGCTGACCCTTAACGACATCGTGCGGGGCTCGGCTGAGTTCCAGCTGGCGTAACGCCAAGGGGGCCACCCGTGGCGACGTTTAGCACAGGCGTGGCCGTAAACTTCGGCGGCGCATTGGCCGAGGTTACTGCCCTGTCGTGGAACTGGGGCGGCGGCTTTTCTGCTGGCCGCTCCATGACGTGGACGGCCAAGGTTGGCCAGGTGCAGGTTGAGTTGATCGGCGGTGCGCTGACGTCCAAGTACGGCACCCGAGGCTCGCTGACGATTACCGGCGGCGGCGTGAACTTGACGTGTACCGCAGTCTGTACTGACGTGGGCGTCGCCGCTGAACTCAACGGCGTCGCTCGGTACACCTACACCTTCGACATCCTGGACAACTAGCCATGCCGCTGACCCGAGACCAGATCGACAAAGCGACCGACGCAAAGATCCTGACCGTGCCATGCCCAGAGTTGGGCGGCGAGGTGTGCATCCGCCTGATGAGCGTTGGCGACCGCGACTCCTACGAGCTCAAGCTGCTCGAGGCGGAAGGCAAGGCGATCCCTGACTTTCGCTCGGAGCTCCTGTCCCGCACGCTCTGCGACCAGGCCGGCGAGCTGCTGTATCCGGGGGCGGAAGGCGTGGCCGCCCTCAAGAAGCGCAGCAGCGACGTGATGCACAAGTTGTGGGCTGCGGCCCTGAAGCACAACGCCCTGACTGAAGAGGAGATCAAGAAACTTGCGGGGGAATGAACGCCCGTCCGACGCTGCAATTCAAGATGCGTCTGGCCGGGCACCTGCACAAAACACTTGCTGAAATCGATCGCATGGACTCGCGCGAGTTCTCCATGTGGATTGCCTACAGCCGGTGGTTTCGCCCGCTAGATGATTCGTGGATGCAGACCGGCATGCAGATGTCGGCAGCCTTGGCCCCGTACAGCAAACACAAGCCGCCTGACCCGCAGGACTTCATACCAGTCGACTCACTGACGCCGCAGCACCCGACGCAAGTGGTCGACAACCTCAAGGCCCTGGCCGCAGCACTGAACCAGAAGAACGATGGCTAACGTAGCAGTCGGTTTCCAGTTGACGGCGAATGCTGCGGGCATGGCCCAAGGCATTAACGCTGGCGTTGTGGAACTGCAGAAGCTGGGGGAAGCGGCCAAGCAAACTGCTGGCGACGTGCGGGTGCTGACCGGCCTGCAACTAGGCACGGCGTTTGTCTCTGCTGTCCGGTCTGTGGCGCAGTCGTTCGCCTCGTTTACAGCTGGGGCATCGGCCAGCATCGACGCAACCAATAAGCTCAGCCGCTCGCTGGGCATATCGTTTACTGAGCTACAGCGGATTCAGTTGGCGGCCGACCTGTCTGGTGCATCGAGCGAGACGCTGGCCAATGCGTTTACTCGGGCACAGTTGACGATCGCCAAGGCGGCCGGCGGTGGCCGCGAGGCAACGGCGGCCTTGCGGGCGCTGGGGTTGTCCGTGGACGAGCTCGCTGGCCTGAGTGCATCGCAGCAGTTTGAGGCGATTGCCACAGCGATTGCCGGCATCGACAACCCGGCCCAGCGGGCGGCGGCTGCCGTGTCGATCTTCGGCCGATCTGGTGCTCAACTGCTGCCGACGTTTCAAGAGTTGGCGAGCAACCTGCAGAGGGCGGAGGGATTCTTTGCCGGGTTTCGCTCGCAGTTGACGGGCGACGATGCCGCAAACGTGGAGGCCATCAACGACGCCTTTACGGAGGTGCAGGCGTCGGTCACACAAACGGCCGCCCTCATACTGGCCAAGCTCGAGCCAGCGCTGACGGCTGGGGCCCGGTCGGTCACGCAGTTTCTGCAGGGCCTAGATGTGTCGGCCGTGGCAGCCTCTGCGGAAGGTGCGATTTCCGGGCTTGCTACAGCGGCAGAGGCTGTCGGCAGTGCGTTCTCAATTGCCTATAACGTGCTCGCACCGCTGGCCACTTCAGTGCTTCCTGTGGTTGCCGACACGCTTGGGTTTATCTCCCAGAACCTCGACGGTGCAGCCGCTGGCGCTGGCATAGCTGCTGGGGCCATGGGGCTGTATGCCGTTTCTACGGTTGGTGCCGCAGCGGCCACTGCCGGCTTATCGAAGGCAATCACCGCACTCCTTTCCCGCACTGGCGTTGGCCTTGTGGCGGTGCTGTTCGGCACGTTGGCGGGCGCTGCGATTTCCTACGGGCTATCTGGGTCGGACTCTGCTCAAAGCGTCGCCCAAGAAATGCGAAAAACTGAGGAGACGGTCAAGGCCAACCAACAAGCATTTAATCAAGCCGCTGTCGCCGCTCAGAACTTCGGTGCCAAGGTCAAGGCCGCCGTAAAGATCCCTGACCTGTCGCTGGGCGACATCGCCCAGGACTCGATCAACTCGGCCCAGTCGGCCATCGCTGGATTAGCCAAGGAACTGAACGGCACCGTAAACCTGCCGCGCGAGTTGGTGTCCCAGTTTAACAGCATTCAGCAGCTTGCCGAGCGCGCCAATGGCGACCTCGTCAATCAGCGTTTTCTGCTTGATCAACTAGTCGAGCAGAGCAACCGCTTTGGCGATGCCGTCAAGCGTGTCACCGAGGCACGGCAGGCCGACGCTCGTGCCGCCCAAGAGGCCGCCGAGGCAACCCGCAAGGCCGCTGCCGACGCTCGCCAGCGAGTGACGCAGCTGGCTCAAGAGGGCCTGCCGGAGGGCCAGCAGTCCCGCCTTAAGCTGGCCGAAGACCTGCTGGCGGTTGAGCAGGAAAGACGCAACGCAGAGCAGGCGCTGTCCAACGCCCGGCGCGCCAGCGACAACGTCGCCATTGCGGCGGCCCAGGAGCGACTGCGGCTTGTAGGCCAAGCCGCTGAGACGGCCCGCGAGCAGGATCGCCAGCGGCAGCTGCAGGCTCTAGGCATCGACAACAACCTGCTGAAGCCAGCGAAGACAATCGCTGACGAGTTTTTCAAGGTGCGGGACGCTTTCAAGCAGGGACTGATCGACCCAGACGAGGCCAAGAACGCGCTGCGGAATCTTGCCGCCGAGGGAATTAAGATCCGCGAGAACCTAAACGCCGAGTTGGCCCGGCCGTCGCAGCAGGCCCTCGAGGTGCAGGACATCCGCAACGGTGGCATCTCCGAGTTTTTGCGGCTTGCCACCGGCCGCGAAGATCCGGCGATTGAGCAGAACCGCCAGCAGCTGGCTGAGTTGGTCAGCATCCGCCAAGCGCTGCAGCGAATTGGTGTGCAACCCGTAGACATTCTGGGCTCGTAGCATGGCCGTTCTCGGATACCGTGAAGTCGTGCCTCGCACGTTTTCGCATCGCCTTGGCGAATCGC